GAGTACATTAATTAATTTCTGCATGATTTTTTAGTTATGCGATCTATTTATGTAAAATAATTAAAATTTATTACAATTCTCCGAGAAGCATTGGTACAAGTAGTTCCACAATGTTTAGTCTGAGAAGGAAATGTAAGTAAACGATTCTCAACACTATTAACTATAGCACCATCTTCAAATTTTGTATATCCATCGCAGGTATTCAAGTAAAATATTGAGGTATTACATACAACAGGACCATCGACATGGAACGGATGTTCAATGATACTATCAGTCTTTATCTGACAATTTGCTTTTATTCTTTCAATATCTGTAGTTTCCATTTTACTAAGAAGAGGAATCAATATATGAAATGATTCCCCTTGAAATGGATTAGTTAATTGGTATCTATTATAATCTGATAAAACTCCAGACCAATACCAAGGAAAATTATCACCCATGATAACTTCCCTTAGTTTATTAAAGTTTTCACTATCAAGATAATTATCTTGAATTTTGATTACATTTTGAATGGTTCTTCTTTCTTATCAGTATCTGATACACCAATTATTTTGAGAGGTGCTTGCTCAATACGAATAGTTTGACTAGGACCAGCTTTCGCTATGATCGCTTCAATATCCTGTGCTGTAACAGGAGGTTGTCCATTAGGACCAACTGCATTACCATTCTTGTCCATCTTCATAGTACCGTCACCTTTCTTAGATGCTGTCTGAATTCCGAAGCTAGCTAAAACTCCTGTAAAAACTGAAGCTATAAAAGTTGGATCTATTTTTTGTTGTGGTACACCTGGAATGGCCACATAATTTAATGTCAATATTCCACCCGACCAGGCAAGAACGGTTATTCTCACTGCGGTTGAGATGATTGCTGCTTGTTCATCAGCATCAGGAAGAATAGCATCCTTTAGTTTACCTAATGGACCTTTCTTAGTTTCTTCTTCAACTACTACTTCTTCTTCCTTTACTTCTTTGGGCATAATTATTCTGCAACTAGCTTTTATTTAGCATCTAGAAACCCTTGCTTAATCATCTTCTGCAACTCTGCAGTGCTACCAGTGAATATAGCATTATTGGTAACATTGTTTGTAGTCTTATGTTTAGTCTCATCAATCTCCTTAACTTTCTTTTGGAGATCCATTAACTTATCTGCAATATCCGCAGTTGATTTTAATACCTGCCCTGCAACTTCATATGCTCTTGGAGAACTTGATTCTTCAGCTACCTCCATGATACCATTAAGAGTTTCTTGACCCTTTTCTATTAAAGAATATAACTGACCACGAGTATACTCATAGTCCTTATCTATATCAACTTTTACTAGTTGATCTTTTCTTTTAGCACCACCACCTTCAGGTATATCAGTAGATTCAACATCTACTATTTTAGAAGAAGTGTTTAAAGCATCATCAATTGGTTTAGACATTTTTTGATCCTCTTTCAAAATCATGAATACTTTCCGATCCTCCTATGGAGAATGGATTATATTTACTAGTAGCAATTTTATACATTTCTTCATGTATAGTTTCTTCTTGATCTACACCAGGAGGTTGAATCTCTGATGGAGATGTATCTAATGGTTCATCTGTTGCAATAGGCATGGAGTCATGTGGGTGGGGTTTATCGTGAAACCAAGAGTCATAAGAAATCATTGGTAATCCCATTATACATCCTCTTGTCTAGTAGGACTATACTTCTTGGAATCATCAAACATAGTAGTAGTTTCACTGAATCCAAAGTCATCTTCAGGTCCAGCAGTAATTGGATCTGGGGTAACAGTATACCTCATTTCACGCTTAGCCTGCTGAACATTAGTATCTGCATAGTAATCGACCTGAACTTTCTTGATGAGACCATCTGTACTATCAGCAACAGGACCAAATAGATAAGTCTTAGCAACAAACTGGAAAGTATACATCAATACTCTTCTAGTTGTAAAGTCCCCTTCATACTCATCAGTAAAAGATATATTCTCTAGTACAACTGGTATATCTCTTTTCTCTCCAATAGAACTTACTAGATCTATTGTAACATTAAATGCTGGTTGGAAGAATGGAAGTATCTGTTCTACAATCTGTAATGCATCATCATTTAACTTAGTCATTACATTAAGTTCAAACCCTACATTATAAGGTACTGGAAGATATACTTTCTTTGCTTTATTTGTCGCATCTACTGCTTTAAAAGTTCTAGTTATACTTGACTTTCTACTAGCATCGTAATTCATAGAAGTCATTTCAAATGACATTCTAGGTAATGTTATTGCAGTTGCTTTTGTTAATTCTTCTTGTTGTTGAAGTTTAGCAAGAAATTTTTGTTTAGGACCATATATCAATGGAACCTTAGTTTCACTAATAGTACCACCAGACCTATCATCATGTTGAATATGAACATCGTTGAACAATGTACCAAAAGCAACAATTGTTTTTCTTAATATCTCGTGATAAAAATAAGTACCTAACATTATACTATACCAAATGGGTTATTTTCAGTGAAGTCTAAAAGAGCATCACCAGCAGTTTCAAATTCATCATTCATAAAGAACTCATCACCTACAGCTTCAGTACTTATATCATCAGAATAAGAGAAGACTTGGTATCTAGCAGAAGATGCAGTTCCAGTAATATACTCACCAGAATAGAACTCTCCAGTATTTATCGAGACTTCTAGTTTTCTGTTAGCAGCATCCCACTTCTTAACATATGCTTCAACACCAGATAGTGATCCAACAACCCTTTCATTTAGATGATAAGTTCCAAGACCAACACTTAATGGAGCACTAATAGAAACAGTTGGAGTTGCTTCATAACCAACACCAGCATCTGTTAGATATATTCTAAACATTGCATCACTGGACAATGTAGCAACAGCAGTTGCTTGTACTTGACCTGCCTTAGCACCAACCATAGCACCAGTACCAACAAAGGTAACACCAGATGCAGTTCCAGTACCACCAAGAGAAGTACCAATACCAACACTGCTAGTACCAATAGATGTTACTTTAGCACCACCAATAAGTGTCACAGCACCAAAAGTCTTGAAGTTAATAGTATGACCGATAGCAATATTTGCCATAGTATTAATACCAACAATTTCCATCATTCCAGCAGTCGCAATACCAGTAAACTGATACTGTTTATCAACATACTGTGGATGTTGAATAGTAACTATAGGTGGAGCAACATAATTAAATCCTGGTTGAGTGATTCTAATAGATGCAATACCACTATTAGTTAATGTAGAAGTAGCAGCAGCACCCACACCTGGAGTACCAAATCCAATAGTAGGTGGTTCAACATAAGCAAAACCTGGATTAGTTATAGCAACATAATCTATGGAAGCAAGGTTGCCACTAGTGGTTGTAAATCCAACTACCTGACCAAGAGATGTTGATACACCAGCAGGAGATGGTGACACACTAACAGAAGGTACTGTAGTATATCCAGAACCATCATCATTTAATGTAATCTTCCGTAATGCACCAGATAATGCAAAAGTGTCAACAGATGCTTGAGCAGTAGATCCTATACCAGCAAGACTTACTGTAGTAATATATCCTTCTTCACTTAATCTTTCATCTATACCAACAACATTGGTATCGATAATCTCGTCTTGTAACTGGAATAGTTCACATTGAAGTTCATATGTATAGTTCTTACCTAACTGGAAGAATGGTTGCTCATGCTCAACTTGCTTAATCTCAAATAATCTTTCTCCTAACGGAAACCAAATTAAATCACCTTCCTTAGGTCTAGTTCCAAAATCAATATCACCATCTCTAGCAGCATTTAAATTTGTTGAATTAAACTGAAATGGTGCAATAAAATCCTCGAACCTTTCTCTTGATATTGTTAAAGTAATTTCATTCTGTAAGTTGATCCCAAACTTAGTCATTATATCACTACCCTTAGCGTAACCCTCATAGTTGTTTAGGTATGCTTCGATAATATAATTATCGTTGAATTTTGATGATTGAACTTCACCTAAAATATCATCAGTAACTATTTGTTTCCTAGGAATGTAGTAGCAATCTAAACCAAACATTCCAATCTGTTCATCGACCAGTGACTGTATAAGTCTCTGCTCATCGGGTGAACCATGTTGGAAAAAGGGGGATAACGGCATTAACCTATCATGTCAAGGACTGGAATTTCATAAGTACTGAGCATCTTCTCTTCAATTTCTCTTAACTCTAGATCACCATCTTCATAGATCTGACGACCATTAAGTTCTATACCACCAGGAAGTTTAACTCCTTGGAATTTGATGAGGTTCTGACCCCATTGCTTTTTAATCTTTGCTGTTAGATATCTCTTCAAGAAAGAATCATTATATACTTCACTATAGTTAGAAGGATCCATAATTCTATAACACTCAATTAATACATAATGACCAACAGTAGTAGAAGCCCAATCA